GAGATTATCCACTCCATATGGTACTGGTAATTGGTTTCACCAAACATGGACAAGAGCTGAATCCGCTGAAAATGATTTTTTACCTATTAAGTTACCTTGGTATGTTCATCCCGAAAGAGATGAAGCATGGAGAAAAAGACAGGATGAATTATTAGGTGACCCTAGAATGGCAGCTCAAGAATGTGACTGTGATTTTAGTACTTCTGGAGATATTGTTTTTTATCCTGAATATATTGAATTTTTTGAAAAATCATACATAAAAGACCCAATGGAAAGAAGGGGTACAGATCAAAATTTATGGGTTTGGGAAACCCCAGATTATACTAGAGATTATATTGTTGTTGCTGATGTATCTAGGGGTGATAGTAAAGATTATTCGGCATTTCATGTAATAGATGTAGAAAATAATGTTCAAGTTGCCGAATATAAAGGGCAAATTAATACAAAAGATTATGGGCATTTATTGGTTGGTATTGCTTCAGAATATAATGAGGCATTATTAATTATAGAAAATGCTAATGTTGGTTGGGCAACAATACAGGTAGCAATAGATAGAAATTATCAAAATTTATATTATTCACCCAAATCAGATCAACCTAACGTTAATTCATATTTTGATAAGTACCAGGATCATTCTAAAATGGTTCCTGGTTTTACTATGTCTTCAAGAACAAGACCAATGGTAATAGGAAAGTTTCAAGAATATTTAAGTGATAAGGGTGTTACATTTCAATCTAAAAGACTAATAGAAGAAATGAAAACTTTTATTTGGAGAAATGGTAGACCGGAAGCCCAATCGGGTTATAATGATGATTTAGTTATGTCTTTTGGTATAGCTATGTATATTAGGGATACCGCTTTAAAATATAGACAAAGAGGAATTGATATAACAAAACAAACATTAAATAATATGGGAGTTAATCGAACTAAATATCAGGGAGGATATGGTTTTGCTAAAGGTCCTGATAATCCTTATCAAATAAAAACAGATAAGGGTGGAGAAGACATTAGTTGGTTAATAAGGTAATATTTATAACAATAATTATATATTAAATGGCAGATACAAGTGTATTTTCAAGATTAAGAAGATTATTTTCAACTGATGTAGTTATCAGGAATGTGGGAGGTAATCAAATAAAAACAATTGATACTGATCATATTCAAAGTAGTGGTCAATATGAAACAAACGCATTAGTAGATAGATTCAATAGAATTTATACTACACAACCTTCATCATTATATGGTGCTCAATTTAATCTTAACTACCAATGGTTAAGAACGCAGTTATATTCTGAATATGATGTAATGGATCAAGATGCAATCATAGCATCAGCATTAGACATTTTATCTGATGAAGCTACATTAAAAAACGATATGGGGGAAGTGCTTCAAATTAGAAGTTCTAATGAGGATATTCAAAAAATTCTATATAATTTATTTTATGATGTACTTAATATTGAATTTAATCTATGGATGTGGATTAGACAAATGAATAAGTATGGTGATTTTTTCCTTAAATTAGAAATAGCAGAAAAATTCGGTGTTTATAACGTAATACCCTATACAGCTTACCATATTGAAAGAATAGAAGGACAAAACCCAGATAATCCATCGGAAATAAAATATAGATGGAACCCTGAAGGATTTGCTGGTAGTTCTTATGGTTATTATAATTTACCTAATCAAGTAGAAGGAGATAATTCAGGTGTAACTTATGATAATTATGAAATGGCTCATTTTAGAATGGTATCAGATGTAAATTATCTTCCTTATGGTAGAGCTTATATTGAACCAGCTAGAAAGTTATTTAAACAATATACATTAATGGAGGATGCAATGTTAATTCATAGAATTGCTCGTGCCCCAGAAAAAAGAATATTTTATGTTAATGTTGGAGCTATACCTCCTAATGAAGTAGAAGCATTTATGCAAAAAACTATTTCAAACATGAAACGTACTCCTTATATGGATGAAAAAACAGGTGAATATAATTTAAAATATAACATGCAAAACATGTTAGAAGATTTTTATATTCCTGTAAGAGGAAATGATAGTGCTACTAAAATAGACACTACTCCAGGTTTATCTTATGATGGTATTCAGGATGTTGAATATTTAAGAGATAAATTATTTGCTGCTTTAAAAATTCCAAAAGCATTTTTAGGTTATGATGAAAATGTAGAAGGTAAAGCAACATTAGCGGCTGAGGATATTAGATTTGCTAGAACAATTGATAGAATTCAAAGAATAGTTTTATCCGAATTAAATAAAATAGCCCTAGTACATTTATATACTCAAGGGTATACAGCGGAAAATATGACAAATTTTGAATTGTCAATGACTACCCCGTCTATTATTTATGATCAAGAAAGAATTGAATTACTTAAATCAAAAGCGGAATTAGCTGGTACTTTATTAGAACAAGGATTAGTGCCTTCCGATTGGATTTATCATAACATATATCACTTTAGTGAAGATCAATATGATGAGTATAGAGATTTAGCCAGAGAAGATGCTAAACGTAAGTTTAGATTAGCACAAATTGAGGCTGAAGGTAATGATCCTGTACAATCTGGTAAATCTTATGGTACACCTCATGATTTAGCTTCTTTATATGGTAAAGGTAGAATGTACTCTGATCCAGGTAATGTACCTGAACCTGAAAAATATAATAAAGATAATTTAGGAAGACCTAAAGATGGGATAACTAATAGAGGTAAACAGGAAAATAATTTTGGTAAAGATCCGTTAGGTACTAAAAGAATGAAAGACACAGATAAAAATGAGGGTAGTAAACCTTTATCCGAATTTGAAAGTGCTAAAGTAACCTATTTAAAAAATAAGGATCTATTTAAATCTCTTGAAAAAAATAAAAAAAAGTTAATATTTGAAGAGGATAAAGATGATTCTGGTTTATTAGATGATACTCAGTTGAAGAGTAAATAATTTGTACATATTTATAAATAAATATATTTTTTAATGAAAATCAAACATTCTAAGTATAAAAATACTGGTATATTATTTGAATTACTAGTTAGGCAAATAACTGCGGATACTTTAAAAGGTGGTGATTCACCCGCTATCGATTTACTTAAATCTTATTTTGTAAAAACAGAATTAGGGCGTGAATATAAGTTATATGAGTCTGTTATTAAATCTAAAGTTTTAAATGAAAGTAGAGCTAATATTTTAATTTCTACTATTTTAGAAAATTCTAAAAAGTTTAATAGAACTGTATTAAAAAAACAAAAGTATAACTTAATTAATGAAATAAAAAAGCATTATAATTTAGAATCCTTTTTTGGTTCTAAAGTAAAAAACTATAAAGAAATTGCTTCTGTTTATACATTAATTGAAAGCTATAATACAGCTGAATTAACAGATATTAAACAAATTAATCAAAATAAAGTTACTTTGTTAGAGTTTTTAACTAAACAAGAAACATCTAAGCCAACAGATGAGCTAATGAACGAATTTTCTAATTATGATAAAGATTTAAGACAATTAACTTATAGAGTTTTATTAGAAAAATTTAATGATAAGTATGATAGTTTAAGTATTGAACAAAAAGGAATCTTAAAAGAATTTATTTATTCTGTAGATTCAACACCATCTTTAAGAGAATTTTATAATACTAAAGTAAATAATCTAAAGGAAATACTTAATAATGAATCTGATAACATTAAAGACACTGCTACTAAAATAAAAATAACAGAAGTAGCCAAATTACTATCAGAAATAGATAAAAATACTAAGGTAGATAGTGATAACTTAGTTGATTTGTTACAATATTATGAACTAGTAAAAGAAATTCAAGTAGCAAATGGCAAATTACAAGTTTAAACTTTCTGAAATGTCAAAAAAAGGCTCGCCTAAGCAAGCTGAAGAAGAATTTGACTCTCCGTATGAAACATTAAAAGTTGGTAAAGTATCATTTAGTGACGATGGTACATCAAAATCTACTATAACTAATATTGATAGTGAAACAGGTGCAGTACAATGGACAATAACACAATTACCTGGATTTGATAAACTTTATGATGAATTAGATGAATTAGTTAGTACTGCTAAAAGAACTTATGTTAAAACCAAAGATGATAAAAAGTTTAGAGAATTTTACGATGAAATTCGTCAAATAAGAAATAAAGTAAGGACACATCTTAGAAATGAATACCCAGATCAATATAAAAGAATAACTAGAATTGGTGAGTCAGAATTAAATGAAATGATTGATTTAGTTCATGTAATGGAACCTGATGGTTCATTATATGGTACTGGCCAAGTAGTAGGTGTAGAAAAAGATAAAACAATAGTAAGATTTGATGGTAAAACAGTAAAAAGATTTCCTAGTGATAGAGTAGTTCCAGTACAAGAGGAAGAAGTAGATGAAGTGTCTTTATCTGGGGCAGCTGGTTCTTATTTAACACCTTATGCTTTTAGGAAAAAAGGACAAAAACCTAATGATATAGTATATAAAGAATTAGGTTATAAATTAGTTAAGGAAGTTAAGGATGGTGGTTCATTATTTGATTATTTTAATAAAAAATATATAGTAGATGATCACTTCCATAGTGATGATAGTTACATTGTTAAAAGGGAACCATCTGGAAAAGATCAATATGTAATATTTGATTACGATAAAGATAAGGATCAATTCCAAATTAGACAAATGGGTGGTTATAGAATTGATCAAGAAGAAGCTATGAAAGCTGGAATGAAAGAAACAAGCAGGTTAGCTGGAGCAGGAATGGATGCTTATATGGTAGATGGTAATTATTCACCAACTCCTATTTCAATTAAAGGTTTAAAAGATGTAGTTGATCATGTAATGGGTGGTTTAAGTAGAGAAGCAGCGGCCCAACAAGATTTTTATGCTAGAAGAGGACCAACATCAGGTACTATAGATGAAGGGGATACTTATGAAAAAATGGCTGCTAAAGGTAAAAAAGCAGGTAATTTAAAACAAGGCACAGTAAGAAAAAGATTAAACATTCCTAAAGGAGAAAAAATTCCACTATCTAAAATAACTAAGGAAATTTCACGTATTAAAAAAATGGAAAATCCTAGTGAAAAAAATAAAAAATATTTAAAAGCTCTTAACTTAGCTAAAACTTTAAAAACAACTACTAATGTAAATGAGGATAAAGATCCAGGAGCTACATTAGGTCCGGGCCCTAAAGCTGGTCCTGATGGAGTGGACGATAATTATTATGTAAAAGCATTTAAATACAAATTAGTACCAAAAAAGAACGGAACTTATGTACAAAAGGGTTCAGGACTTGAAGTTAAAAAACTTTTTTAATATGTATGAATATAGACTAGATGAACAAGAAGACAGTTTAGAACAATTTCAACAAAAAAGAATTAATGCTTTTGACGAACTTCTCT